CGCCTCGGGATCATCCCCACGCATGACGCGGAGAAGTGGAAAGCCGCGAACGCCGGCGGCACAGCGAAGTTCTCACCACGGGAGGTCGCGTATCTCCGCGACGACCTGAGCGAGGCGAACGCAAAGGCGAAGAAGGCGGCCGACCAGGCCGACAAGGAGTGGGCGTCAGGTGGCCACCCGGACCTCGCCGAGCCTGTGGCCAGCGGGAAGGTTCCATCCGGCTGGGGTGACCTTTCCTGGAACGTCTACCTCACCGACGACGACCCGACATCGTGGACGACTTCCCTCGAGGTCGACGGCAGCGACGCCGGCGACAGCGTCTTCTCCCCGAAAGACCTGCAGAAGTTGCTCAAGGCGCTCGATACGACCGTCAGGCAAGAGGGCCGCGCCGCGGGCGTTGACACCCACCCAGGCGACGCGCACCAGCTTCACGACTACTGGACCAAGGGTGAAGGCCTCGCGAAGTGGGCCGATTCCCCGAAGCCGTGGACCACGCTGTTCCACCTCCTGTGGCCCCGGTACATAAAGAGCGAGGACGAAGCGAAGCGAACCGCCACTAACTGGTTCCACGACGTCTTCCACTTCTACCCCGGCAGCGACCTCAACCGGGTGACGCACGGAAAGCCGCCCCGCGGCCACAAGGTCGGACCGGGCTGAGAAGGAGATAGCCGTGGCAGAGATGTCCACTCAGTCCATCAACGACTTGCCGGACTCCGACTTCGCCTACATCGAGCCGGGCGGCAGCAAGGACTCAAGCGGGAAGACCGTGCCGCGGTCGCTGCGGCACTTCCAGATCCAGGACGCGGACCACGTGCGTAACGCGCTTTCCCGCGCGCCACAGTCCCCGTTCGGGGACAAGGCGATGCCGAAGATCAGGGCGGCGGCGAAGAAGTTCGGAATCCAGGTCGGTGACGACAGTACTAACGGAAGGTCAGAACCCATGTCCGTCGAGCGCCGGTTCACGCCAGTGACGGTGGAGTACCGCGCCGCCGGCGACGGTCTTTCCCGCATCGGTGGCTATGCCGCGATGTTCAACAAGACCTCGAAGAACCTCGGCGGGTTCGTCGAGCAGTACGAGCGCAGCTTCTTCAACAAGTCCCGTGGGGATGGTTGGCCGGACGTGATGTGCCGGTACAACCACGATGACAACCAGCTGTTGGGCACCACCGGTGCGGGGACGCTGCGGATGCGCCTGGACGAGACCGGCCTGGACTACGAGGTCGACCCGCCCAAGGCCGCCACCTACGTCATGGAGTTGGTGCAGCGCGGCGACGTACGCAGGTCGTCCTGCGCATGGCGGTGCCACGAGGACGACTGGAAGATGTCCGACCAGGGCTACCCGATGCGACACCTCATCACCGGCGCACTCGTCGACGTGGCACCCGTGAACACCCCTGCCTACGACGACTCGTCGGTGGGGATGCGGTCCCTGGACCCGGTCGAGGTGAAGCGGCTGGCCATCGGCCCCGACGTGGCGTACGAGTCACTGGCGCGGCGGATGGAAGCCGACCTCGCCGAAGTCCGGTCGCTGGCCGCACTGAACGAGTTGCGGAAGTTCTTTATCCGCACCGACAACACCGGGCAGCCGGTCAGGCAGAAGCCGAAGATGCTCGGCGCCGCCGCGGCACTGGAGCTTCTGGCCCGCAAGTCCGACCCCTGGGAGTGACGCGGCAGGGCGCATCCCACCGCTGAACCCCGACCCAACCCGCACCACCCGACCCCGTTTCGGCAGGACGCAATCCACCGAAGCGGTCGTCGTCATGCACCAAAAACCCTGACGCAGGGCGAAACCCACGTCGCGCAGCCATCCAAAACCAGCTGAAAGGACACCCTCGTGAGCGAGGTTGCCAAGAAGCTGCGCGACCGGCGCCTGAACGTCTGGAACGAGGCGAAGGCAATCGCCGACCGCGCAGCCGAAGAGAACCGCGCCTTCAGCGCGGAGGAGCAGGGCACCTGGGAAGCCCTGAACGGTGAGCTCGACCAGCTCGACACCCGCATCAAGGCGGTCCTGGACCAGGAGAAGCGGTCCAAGGACGCTGACGCGGCGTTCGACGCGCTGGCCGGGAAGAAGGTCGAGAAGCGCGGCAACGACCAGGTCGACACCGAGGTCCGGTCGTGGCTTCGCGGCGACCCCGGCCAGGGACGGCACCTGGACCTGCGCCCCGCGGGCCCGGTCAACTTCCGTACCCTGTCCACCCTGACCACGGGTGCGGGCGGGAACCTGACCCCGACCGACTTCTACGACCGCCTGATCGCGCACCTCATCGAGGTGTCCGGTGTCATGCAGTGCGGCCCGACGGTGCTCAACACCAACGGCGGCGAGACGCTGCAGATCCCGAAGACCACGGCGCACTCCAGCGCCACGTCCGCGACGCAGGCCTCACCGCTTGTGACGTCGGACCCGACGTTCGGCCTGGCGACCCTGGCCGCGTTCAAGTACGGCATCCTGCTGAAGGTCAGCCGCGAGCTCATCGACGACTCCGGTGTCGATGTCATCGGGTACCTGGCGATGCAGGCCGGTCGGGCGCTGGGTAACAAGTTCGGCGCCGACCTCGTCACCGGTGCTGGCACCACCCAGCCCACGGGTTTCATGACGTCGGCGACGGTGGGTGTCACGGGCACCACCACCGGCAAGACCGGTGCCCCGCAGTACTCCGACCTGGTCGACCTGGAGTACTCGGTCATCGCCCCGTACCGGCAGTCCCGGTCCTGCTACTGGATCGCCCGTGACGCCACCATTGGTGGCCTGCGGAAGATCCTGGACTCGCAGAACCGGCCGATCTGGGAGCCTTCGATGGTTCTCGGCGCCCCCGACCTGCTGCTGGGTAAGCCGCTGGTCGCGGACCCGTTCATGCCGGCGACGGCGACGGGTGCGAAGTCGATCGCGTTCGGCGACTTCTCGCAGTACTTCGTGCGGATGGTCGGCCCGGTGCGGTTCGAACGGTCCGACGACTTCGCGTTCGACTCCGACCTGATCACGTTCCGCGCGGTGCTGCGCGGTGACGGGATCTTGGTGGACCAGACGGGCGCGATCAAGACGTTCCAGGGTCCGACGACCTGATCAACGAGGGCCGGGGGCAACCCCGGCCTCGCCATACCCACGGCCAGGAGGAAACCATGGCTGACGACTACTACTCGCCTTCTCGCCCCGCCGCTGGTGTGGCACCCGGCCGGGACGGTGTGAACCAGCCCGGCCAGTACCCGACGAGCTTGTTCGGGGTTGGCCTGCCCGGTGGCACGGGTGCGCCCGGAACGGATGGTGCTCCGGCGCGGGTGGACTCCACCACAATGGCTGGCCAGTACCCGGCGCGGGAGACCATCTCCGGCGCGGAACTGGGTGGTACCGGTGCGCCGGGTTCGCAGGGCGCCACCGACAACACGGCCGGCGATGTGACGGTGATGTTCACGGTCACCGACATGTACAAGGCCGAGGGCCAGTCCACCGAGGGCCACATCTCGGACTCGATCTCGGGTCCGGGGGACTGGACCGCGGTACCGGGGAACTACCCGCCCACCCACCCGGTGTCGGGTACGCAGACGCCCACCTCGACCGGTGCCGGCCAGGGTCGGATCATGCGCGGCGGACGGCAGGTCGGCTGATGGAGGTCGTCGCGCACCCGTCGCTGACCCCGACGTCGCAGCACCAGGGCACCGCGGCCGGCAACGAGGAAGCAATGGCGCCAGCGCCGCACGCGGACATCCCGGTGTCGACGCAGGACCAGCCGAAGATCGGCGTTCCCATGGGCCTTGTCCAGTGGCAGGACATGAAGGGCGCCAAGTAACGAACGTCCGGGGGCGGCCGCCCAGATCGGCCGTCCCCGGGCACCTATCTGGGAGGTGCAATGCAGAGAGATCGTTGCGGCGGGTGTGGATCCGCCGCGCTGGAACCGTTCCTCGACCTTGGCAAGACGCCGCTGGCTGACGCATTCCCGAAGACGGAGGACGAGCCGGAAACGTGGTATCCGCTGCAGGTCACGGTGCGCGCGAAGTGCTGGCTGGTGCAGCTACTCGAGGTCGTACCGGACACGGACCTGTTCGGCGCCGACTACGGCTTCTACAGCTCTACATCCCCATCGATCGTCGAGGCGCACCAGGCCTACGCGTCGAAGCTGTTCACCGCCTACGGCGGGCAGGCGAAGCGACTGACGGTCGAGATCGCCTGCAACGATGGAAGCCTGCTGCAGCACTTCGCTGCGGCGGGCTGCGACACGCTCGGTATCGACCCGGCCGCCGGGCCGGCGCAAGCCGCGCGGTCACGTGGTCTGGAAGTGGTGACCGCGCCGTTCACGTACGGGCTGGCCGACCAACTGCTGGACTCTCACGGCCCGGCTGGTCTGATCCTGGCCAACAATGTGCTGGCGCACGTCGCTGACCTGAACGACTTCCTCGGCGGTGTCGTGCATCTTCTCGCCGGCGACGGCGTCGCGGTGTTCGAGGTGCAGTACCTGCCGGACCTGCTGGCCGGCAACCAGTTCGACCACATCTACCACGAGCACCGGTACTTCTTCTCGACCACGTCGCTGCTCCCACTCCTGGCCCGCCACGGGCTCGCGTTGCAGTCGATCGAACACATCCCCGCACAAGGCGGAAGCATCCGATTCGCGGTAGCCCGTGCTTCCGGAATCCGCGGCTACTGGCCTAGTACTGGACTGCCCATCCCGCCCGAGGGCTACCTGACTTCGATGGCGTCCTACCGGGCGATGCAAGGCCGGGTCGAGTACCTGCGGGATCGGCTGCTGGCGCTACTCGCGGAGGAGAAGGCCGCTGGCCGGAAGGTGTTCGGGTACGCCGCGTCGGCGAAGTCGACGACGCTGCTGAACTACTGCGGGATAGGCACGGACCAGATCGAGCGGGTGGTCGACACCACCCCGGCGAAGATTGGCCGGTTCACGCCCGGCACGCACATCCCGATCGCCGGACCGGGAGAGCACCCCGACACCTACCTGCTGATGGCGTGGAACTACCTGTCCGGCGTGCTGCGCCGGGAGCGGGAGTTCACCGCCGCCGGCGGGAAGTTCATCATCCCAATCCCGATGCCGGTGATCCTGTGAAGGCGCTGATCACCGGGGTGACCGGGCAGGACGGCTCCTACCTCGCTGAGCATCTTACCGACCTGGGCTGGGACGTGTGGGGGATGCTCCGCGGCCAGCGACACCCCAAACGCGCCTGGCTGCAGGGATTGGTGCCGGGGATGCACCTGCTCGAGGGCGACCTACTCGACCAGTCCTCTCTGCAGCACGTCCTCACCGAGGCGGAACCGGATGTCGTGTTCAACCTCGGCGCTATCACGTTCGTCGGGATGTCGTGGCAGCAGCCCACCCTGATGAGCGAAGCCACGGGCCTGGGCCCGCTGCGGATGGTGGAAGCGATCCGCACCGTCAACCCCGACATCCGGCTGGTGCAGGCATCCTCGTCGGAGCAGTTCGGGGCGGTGCGGGAAATCCCGCAGCGAGAAACGACGCCGTTCAACCCCCGGTCGCCGTACGGGATCGCGAAGGTGTTCGCGCATCACACGGTGGTGAACGCCCGGGAGTCGTACGGGCTGCACGCCTCGACGGCGATCATGTTCAACCACGAGTCCCCTCGCCGCGGTGAGGAGTTCGTCACCCGGAAGGTGACGGCGGCCGCAGCCCGGATCGCCATGGGCAGCAACGAACGGCTGCGGCTGGGGAATATGGATGCGCGCCGGGACTGGGGTTGGGCACCCGACTTCATGACGGCGATGCCGCTGATCGCAGCCAGAGATGAGCCCGGCGACTTCGTGTTGGCCACCGGCGAGACGCACTCGGTGCGGGAACTGTGCGAAGTCGCGTTCGATGCGGCCGGGCTGAGTCATCGCGACCACGTTGCGCATGATCCGGCGTTGCTGCGCCCCGCCGACGTGGATGTACTCCTAGGCGACCCGTCGAAGGCGG